TATCTAGAACTTCTACCCTAGACCATCCTTTGCCACGCTTAATGCTACGTGCCATGCCCATCAAAATAAATGAGCCAGCTTCATCAAAGTCTTCAATCTGAGTAATCCACGGTAGATAATGTGGTGGAACTTGCATACTAAATTCTGGCAAGTTCAAATACTCATAAAGATTAGACCTAATCTCATCTTCATCACGTGGGCTATCTGGTAATGTTGCAGCACCAATAATACGCATAGCATTTAGTGCCCTAGTGTTTACACCATTACCCTTTGTCAAAGTAAACTGCTCAAGCTCAGCATAAGAATTAAATGGCCTAGCAGCTACATACTTCTGTGCAATAACATCAGAGATAAACTTAATGCCAGACAATCCGAATCGAATAGCCTTGCCCTCGATCTTGAAGTCAACATCAGACTCGTTGATGTGTGGCAAACGGATTGGAATATTCATACGCTTAGCCTCAATCAGATACTCTGTACGTACATCCTTATCCTTTTCATTCTTAAGCATACAGAACATAAACTCAAGAGGATAATAATACTTTAACCATGCTGTCCAATATGACAACGTAGAATAAGCTACAGCGTGTGACTTGTTAAACGAATACCCAGCGTGAGCCTCAAAGTCGTGCCACAGCTCTTCTGCCCTGTTTGGAGATAGGTAACGTGAAGCACCCTTGACAAACTGGTCTTTGAACTGGTCAAACTCCTTGGCATCCTTCTTCTTACCAATGATCTTACGAACCTTGTCAGCCTCTGCCATAGTCATACCACCAAGCTCTGTACAAGCTTGCATAACCTGCTCCTGGTAAAGAATACACCCATAGGTATCTTCAGTAAACGGCTTCATCACTTGGTGAGAAAACGCAATCTGCTGCTTGCCATGCTTACGCTCAATATAGTCTTTACCAATAGTGTTCATAGCACCAGGTCGCACAAGAGCGTTAGAAGCTGCAAGTTCATCAAAGTTTTTGACACCCATCTTAACTAGCAGATTAGTATAAGGTGTAGCTTCACACTGGAAGACACCTTTCGTATACCCACTAGATAGCATCTCATAAACCTTGTCATCATCAAGAGGAATTTCTAGCAGATTAATTTCTTTACCAGTTCTATCCTTAATAGTATTAACAGTGTCTTGAATAACAGACAGTGTTTTAAGACCTAGGGCATCGATCTTAATTAGACCGATACGTTCAGCTTCTTCCATGTCTACCGCCACAACTGGGATACGCTCACCAGTTCCAGGAGAGTTACGTGTCTCCATTGGTGCGTGACGGAAGATAGGCTCTTTAGCTGTCACCACACCAGCAGCGTGAATACCAGTTCCACGAATACGACCACGAAGCAGCTCTCCATACTTCTCTACCTCTGGATACTTCTCACGGAACCAGGCAGTGTTCTTAGAGCGAAGGTAGTCGTCCCAGTCATCTACAAGCTTGAGAACCTTGTTTACATCAGTTAGAGGGATATACAGGACTCGTGCAATATCACGAATCATACCCTTGCCCCTAAACTGCAAGAACGTAGCAATAGAAGCAACGTGACGATACTGCCTAACAAGATAATCTTTTACTTCTTCACGACGTGAGTCCTGAATATCTGTATCAATATCTGGGAAGTCATTACGTTCAGGGTTAATAAAACGGAAGAACAGTAGGCCATACTTGATAGGATCAACATCTGTGATACCCAGCGAGTAGCATAGCAATGAGCCAGCAGCTGAACCACGTCCAGGGCCAACAAGAATGCCTTGCTTCTTAGCCCAGTTAATCATATTACGTACAACCAAGAAGTATGGGCCAAAGTTCTTCTCTTCAATAATGCCCAGCTCTTCTTCTAGTCGTTCCATATAGCCTTCGGTCTTATAGACTCCACGCTCTTTAAGACCTTCTATAGCAAGATTAGCAAGCTCTTGCATAGGATTTTGATACTGTGCTGGTAGAAGCTCTAAGTGATCTTCGATACGATAGTCTTCTACCTTGTCTGCAATCTCGTTAGAGTGAGCATAGATGTCTTCTCTATCAATGCCCTGTGCCTTCATGGCATTGTGCATCTCTTCATCAGATAGCAAGTGAATATCAAAGTCCCTAAACGTAATATTACGCTCAGCACCATAGAGGTAGTCCAGCCTGTCCATAAGATTCTCATGCTTGGCAGCTGCCTCATAGGTAGCACCCTTCTCAACCTTATTGCTATAAGTGTTAAGAATTAGTTTAAGTTCTTGAATTTCTTTCTGACCCGTGTGTGCGTGGTGGCAGTCTGGAGTCACAACAGCCTTAATGCCGAACTCGTCTGCAAGCTCAAGCAGTTGCTTGTTTACCTCTGCAGGGTTGTGTGGCATAACCTCAATGTAGTAGTCATCGCCAAATACATTCTTGTGCCATTCAATTTGACGTTTGGCTTCTGCCATCTCCCCAGCTTCAATAGCCTTAGCAATAGTTCCACTAAGGCAACCAGAAGTAACAATAAGCCCATCCTTATATTTCTCCAGGACTTCATAGTCAATACGTGGCTTTTTATAAAAACCTTCTGTCCAAGCAATTTCATTAAGCTTATTTAAATTCTCAAGCCCCTGTTGATTTTTAGCAAGGATAATAATGTGATTGTAGATAAGATCTAGAGGCTCTGACCTGTCCTTTGGGTCACGCTGGTCAAAGCGATCTTGTGTAATATAACCCTCAACACCGAGAATAGGCTTGATACCCTTTTCCTTAGCGGTGCGATAAAACTCTCTGTGACCAGTCAACGAGCCATGATCAGTGATGGCTACGGCTGGCATACCAATTTCTAAAGCACGTTCAACATACTCTGCTGGTGTAGCGATACCGTCAAAAAGACTGTAGTGCGTGTGAACGTGAAGACCTGCGTAAGACATATACCCTTTTCTACCTAGAAGCGAATGATTGTGGTGGGGGCATTTGACTGCCCCCACCGTGAGGAATCACAAATTACCATTCAACATTAGAAGATGAAGATGATTGTGAATCAACTCCCATATAGAAAGCTTCCTGCTCTGCATATGGAATCTGGTTCAGTGCCGACTCAATTGGGTAAGGTGTAACATCTGTCCAGTCGAAAGGCTCTGTGTCTGGAGCTGATGGAAGAAGAGTATAGTTAGTTTCCATACCCTGACCACTTCGCTTGAACTTCCAGGTAAGGTTTGAAATGCTACCAGTCTCTAGTGCATATTCACGGATGGTGTTGAAGACAGACATCTTGCTAACACCAGCTGACCAAATAGCCACGTATGGCTCTTCGATGCCGTCGTCAACTAGAACGTTGCAGTAAAAGCGAAGCTTACCCTTCCATCCAGCTTTTGGATCTTTGCGGTGCTGCTCTTCTGCCCAGTCACGTCCCTCAGAATCCATTGTGTCGATTGCACGACGACGGAAGTCTCTTGGGTTTACGTGCTCCTTTACTACGAGAGAAAGGCCACGCTCTGGATCATAGTTTGGCGAGTCCTCGTCAAGCTCTTCAATGAAACGAAGCTTTACTGCTTGACCATCTGCGAGCTTAAGCCAGCGAACCTTTGAACCACCCTCTGACTTAGGCTTGTCTACTACTGCATTGATATTTTTTAGTCCCCTAATAATTGTCATTTTTGTTTTTCTCCTTGTTGTTTTCTTTTTATTGTAGCATCGCCAATATGGATTTGTCAAACTCATAGCTCAAGCTTTTTATAGAGTCATCATCCATATCACCGATATCTTTGTATTTTTTATCTATTTGTATTTTTGAAACACGTCCACCAAGTCTTTCGACCAGTCTCTCCGACATGTTTCCTCCTGCTTCGTCATTATCTGCAATGACAAAAATCTCATTGAAGTATTGACGAAGAAGCTCTATTTGTTTATTTGATACGTTAGCTCCCAATGTAGCTACCGCTGGCATACCGCACTGGTCTAATCTAATAGCATCAAAAGACGATTCTACCACATAAACCTGCTTAGATGTTTTGACTCTATGTAAGTTAAACAGTGTCTTACTCTTAGGCAAACCAGTAGTATTCTTAAATTCTTTACCCTCAACAGATCTGCCAACAAAGCCAACCATCATACCATCTGGTGCTGTAACAGGAATAGTAATCATGTCCTGCTTTTGAGAATAGCCAAGAGAGAACTTCTTCATAGAGTCTTCTGTTATTTTTCTACCCTCAAAATACCTAATAGCTCTTGGCGATGCTAATGCCTCGACGCTAAGCCTTTTAATCAGAACATCGTCAAATGGAACAAAGTCTGGCTTATCTTTTAGCTTAGACAAAACATCAGATGCAAAGTCAGTCTCTACACTCTTACTATTAATAAATCTAATAGATTCAAAATATGTACGCTTTGTAACATGCATTACGAGTTCAATAAGATCTGCAGTGTGCTGACATGAGAAGCAGAAAAATAGACCGCTTTCTTTGTTTACTTCACCAGCTGGTGTTCTGAAATTGCCATGGAATGGGCAAAAGATAATAAAGTCGTTATCTAGATCTCTCTCAATGTCTACGCCGCTTCCGACGAGAACTCTCTTGACCTGCTGCTCTGAATAGGAACCACCTTGGTTCCGTCTATTCCCATAATCCATTCTGTCTTTTTCTTCCCTACAAATATTCCATATATTGATAATTCAAACTCAAAGTATTTCTTTTCTACATTATACTCTATTGTGAAGTCTGGGTCAATGTCTAACCTAGGCACATATCCCAGTATTTGCATCTCAGTTTTCAGTAGCCTAATATACTCTTGTTTTAGTCTAATCATTACTGAATCGCTATAGATTACTCCGTCTAACCCAAATCTTTTCAAAGGTTTGTGGTGTATATTAAGCATACATCAATTATAACTAGATATCTTCAATATCCTTATATTTAAACCATCCCCTGTTGAAGTCAACCTGAATATAGAAATCAGTCATCATACCATTACGATTCTTCCTCCAAGCAACTTCCATAACATCGCTATTTGTCCCACGACCCATGGCAATAACCCAGTCGGCATCATATGCGATCTGGCGTGACCAAGCGGTCTGACCCAGTGTCGGAACTGTGTCCAGCTTAGTAACATCGTCTGGAGTTGCAGACGAAATAGCAATAATTGGAACTTCTTCTGCAAGAGCCATCAGCTTAAGCTCACGAGATAGATTCTTCATACGAACAGTCTCATTGTCAGACTTTTGGTTAGGACTCATAAGCTGCAGATAGTCAACGATAACGAAGTCTGGCTTGTATTGATCAATCTTACCACGAAGAACTGATGGGGTAATTTCTCCACCAGTATCGTTAGAAACAATATAGAATGGTGGCTTGCCCTCAACATTCTGCTCATACCATTTCTTAAGATCTTCTGGCTCAACTTCTCCAGCACTTAACTTACGATGTGTCCAAGTGCCCTCACCCATAATAGTATAGACACGATTACGGACCTCGGTCTCATTCATCTCAAGGCTGATAATAAGTGGTGTCTTACCTTGCTTCCATGCCTGTACAGCAAAATATAGTGATAGCCAAGACTTACCAATACCAGGATATGCTAGAAATACCCCTAGCTGTCCAGGAAGGATTCCAGAAGGCAGGTAGTCGTCAAAGCCACTAAGACCAGTCTTGATGCCCATAGCCCCAAGCTCTTGCTTCTTACGAACCTCTTCAAAGTATGATAGAGCTGACTCAATATCCGTAGCATCAATATCACGGATAGCAGCAGTATTCTTTTTAAGCTCAGAAGTTCTTTGGATAATGTCTTCGAGAACCTTGTTGCCATTACCAGACTGCATATCAGAAGCGGTAGTTCTAATAATTTCTTTAAGGCTATCGTTAAGATATTCGACCTGAAGCTCATCAAGATGGTGCTTAGTTGCTCCCACACTTTCTACTGGCTGAAAGTCACGAAATTTCTCCACCACCAGATCAACTGGTGGGATAGAGCTGTTCTGTTCTGAATAGTTACGAATAAACTCCCAAACATCCTTATGTGTCCGAAGAATATTGTCTACGTTTGCCTGTAATAAAACATGGATCTGCTTGTCTTTTAATACAGCAGATAGCACCTTTGCTTCAGTATCATTCATTTACCCACTCCTTCGCACGTCGCCTAAGCTCTGCACGTTCTCTCTTATCTTGTTCTACCCTGTTAATTGATTCTAGCACTTTATCTGCATAATTTGCAAAATACTTCCATGTTGGTGCTGGTGCTACGTCAAAGTAATACGCCAAAAGATCATAGCACTTGCCAATGCCATAAGACTCTATAAGCGAGTCTGCTGCCCATTGTTCTACATTAAGATTAAGCGATGGCTTTTCGTTATATCTTGCTGTGTGTAGCTTTGAGTATCTACTAAGTAATGCCATACGCTCTTTGCGCTCAGCCATTACTCCGTAATCTCAGACTTAGCTTCTCTTAGCTTTTCGCCAAGCTGTTCTTCAACAAACTTGTATACACGATCGAAGCCGTCTTTGACATTTTCGCCATCACGGACCTGATCTTCGACACCAAGGTCGATTCTCAATGACTGGAAGTTACCCAGATTCATTGTATAGCCAAGCGATACAGTTACTTTAGTTTCGCTGTTTTCCATCTCATACCTCTTTCTATAGCGTTTCGCTCCACGATGGAACGAAATTTCCGTCTGCTGTTTTTACATAAGTAAGTATACCATCACCCATCCTACGATTCAACTCTTGAATTGTAGGAACAGAATTATTTGTTATTAGGCCATCTTTTCTTTGTGGCCCTGTTGTGCGTGTAGCAAGTATATCACGAATTTCTCTAACTTGCGACTCCGAATAGTAAGATCTTGTTTGCCACGATCTAGCACCGTCTTTAGCAGCACCAGTAGGTGTAGGTATGATACCATTTTTCATCAATGTTGGCAAGTATTTTTGATGTCTATTTACTAAAATAGATGTTTCTTTGACTGTGTAAGCCTTTTCTCTATTCTTTTTAAAATCAGAAAGCAAACAACTTTCTATTCTATCTTTAATGATATTGTAAACAGAAACAATACCGCCAGCACGATTAAGGTGATGGATACGAACAAGATCTCCATTCAAAAACCATACCCTTTTGCTGCCAGTAATTACGGGAGCAGAATTATACGCCTCTCTGTCCATGGGCTATCCTAAGATACGTTTGATGGCACACCAATAGCAATAATGTTTACCCTCGTAGCATTGTCATCAGAGGTCGTAAACTTTACTACAATTGTTGCCGAAGCAGAAGTAATATTCTTTAGGCTTACAACAGCCTGATTGTCTTCTGGAGACACAAGAGTAGCCGTTACTACTGGTGGCGAACTAAAGTTATATGGACTAAAAGGAATAATCTTTTCTGCTGTATCAGATGTTCCACCGTCAATAGTTATTTCCTGTGCAAAGATTTGAGCACCATAGAGCTTATACGATGCTGGTGTGTTTGTTAGCCCACCCTGAAAAATAAAGTTATTACCCTGTGCCAGGGCAGCACCCTCTTCTGAAAGCTCATTGACAGCATTAGCCAATGTTGAAATGTATCCTAGGTCTAATGGTTGACCTTGTTGTGGGATTGGAACTCTTGCCATAATTCTCCTTTATACCATTGTATCAGATTTAAGACTCATCTAAAACTGGAATTACAACTGGGTTATCAGAATCATAAATAATAAAGTTAGGTTTTATGATTGGTTTGTTGGAAGCAGGTTGCACAATAACTCTGATAGACGTAATGCCCTCTCTTTGGATAAAAGAATAGTTATGTGTTGTAGATCTTCCGTGATAATAAAACTGGTCTCCATCAAAATCAAAAACATTTTCTGGAGCATTACCACGGAATGCAACAAAGACATCGTAAGATGGTCTATCAAATGCGTCGTCCCAAACAACGGATACGATTGTTTTGGTTGGGTCGCTATCGCTAATGCTTTCGTTGAACTGTCCCTCGACATCAGTAAAACTCGGAGCCTGAACAAAATAAATTGGAGACCAGTGTGATCTCAAGTTTTTGCTTTCAGAAACTATTCTGTATCGTATCAGGTAGCCTTCTGATTCCCAGTCTAATTCAGATAGAATAGATGCTGGGACTTTTGCCTTTTTAATAACTTGTGCCATGCTAGCTTCCAGTCGTAGTAGCTATATCAAGGTCAATTGCAAATCTGAACTCAACGAAGCTTGTTGAGTTGCTTGCCTTTATAATTGGAACACCATCAGTATTTTTGATTACAGTATATCCAGTCATTGCATATAGTGGATGAATATCTGTCTTGTTATCTAGCTTAAGTCCATCAAAGGCAACGTAGAATTGATCACTTGGTGCGTCTTGGTAAATTACAGACGCATATGCCTTTACGATAGTCACAGAATCCCAAGAGAATCCAATACTGTTCTTTAGCTCTTCTAGTTTTTTTGTAACAACAAAGTATCTGTTTGTTGAAAAGTCTACCCCGCTAAGTGGGTCATTGATAAGCTGTATTTCCATTACAGCGTTTTGAACAGAAGCACCTTCCCCAGACGCAAACTCTATAACTATTCTAACTTCTTCTGGGGAGTCTGCCTCTTCAGCCTCTGGATCAGTTAAGTCTATTCCTGTTTTATCAACAATAGAAAATGCAAGCCTAAGCTCGTCTGCTGGTGAGTTTTGATCCAAATTCAGTGTTGCACCAGTTAGGTGTATGTGGGAAGAGACAGTGTCATCTGGGATAAGATTATCATTGTCGTCAATATTAATCGTAGCACTATCTCCACTTAGCATGATAGAGTTATTTAAAAATCTTGGTGCTTCCTGTCGTGCGATCCTATCATCATAAAGAAATACTGGATTGTTTGAATTAATACCGAAGCACTGCAGATCTGTGTCTATGTCATTAGATGTGTTAATGTTTGATGGGGTAGCAATCTGAGACGAAGCTGTCTGTGTGTGAAACTCCCAGTTTTCTACATTTGAAAACGTATACAGAATTTTACTACCAGCGACACCAGCCTCTGGATTAAGGCCAGCAGAAAAGACACCAAGCTCGGTGATTGCATAACGCTCGGTTGATGGAAGCTCTGCTGTAAAAACTATATACTCTGTTCCGTTTTCTTTAACAATTCCCCTAGAATTGATTGGAGCCCTAAACATTTCAAAGTCAAGCTCTCCCTTTGCCCTATATTCGGCAACACTTTCATTTATATCATCCAAAAAATCTAAAGGTCTAGCTCCACAGCCTACGGCTATGTGTGATGCGTAGCTGGATGTCTGGCCTAAAAGGTATTTAGACAGAATGTTACGGCCTTTATCTGTGATCATGATAGATAGCTTTCTCCTTCATATATTGTATCACGGAAGATATCTTCAACAGAAAGAGACTGAACGTCTATCTCATAAGACTCTGGCAAATCAGCGACATATATGTATATGTCAAAAGTGTTACCATTTTCTTCAACACTGACTGGGTTACTGGGGCTTGTCTCTAAAGCACTAAGCGAATCTTCTGATGGCAAATATCTATTAAAAACAATTCCATAGGAATTAAACAAAGCCTGAGAAGTGTTTTCAATTGGAATTATTGTCTTTGGGCTATATTCTTTGTAAAGTCTTTCAAGATCAGATATGATATTGTAGTTTGGATTGATACCGTCAATCAGATCTCTTCTAATCAAAGAAATTAATTCATGCCCACCGATTTGCTGCCAAAGGGCGTTTTCCATCTCTTCGATGGTTGCAGCTGGATCTATAGACAAAATATACTGAGGATCAGCTACCTTAAATTTACTGAATGGGCTGGCTGGTCTATATTTTTCTGGCTGAT